TCTCTCGTTTTTTTTGTGTCAATATTTAGGGAGGGGGGTTAAAGTATTTTTTTGTATATTTGTTAAAACTTAAAACCATGATTATTATATTTTTATTCCTTTGTATTATATGTAGTGTTGTTATATTTATTAATAGCTACCCAGAAACCGATATACAAAAAATACAACGTAAATATAAATTAAGTGATAATACACTAGATGAAATTATTTACAAACATGAACAGGCAAAGAATAGATTTAACTCTAAAATATCATTAGAAGATTTTATTAAATTAATCTTAAAGGATGGGAAGAAATAAAACACCAACAAAGCTAAAGGAATTAAAAGGAACTGCAAGAAAGGATAGGATGATAGATAATGAGATGCAACCACCTTTAGTAGAAGAAATTGAAATGCCAGTAGTTTTAACAAATGAATATGCTAAAAGAGAATGGCTAAAACAAACTGGTATATTAAGCTCTATGGGTATGTTATCAGAAACCGATACTAGTTTATTACTTGCTTACTGTATAGAAACTGGGAGGTACTTTGAATTAGTTGAAAGGATAAAAGGCAACATTACCTTCACCACTCCTAACGGACATATACAAGTATTACCAGAAGTAACAGAAGCTAATAAGAGTTTACAAAATATGATTAAAATGTCTAGTTTGTTTGGTTTTAATCCAGCAAGTAGAACAAAGATAGAAGCACCAAAATTAAAAGAAGTTGACCCGCTAGATGAATTTTAAACCTATCGTAGATAAATATATTTCAGACGTTCAAACTGAAAAAGTAATTACCTGTAAATGGGTAAAACTAGCAGTTGAACGGCACGTTAAGGACTTACAACGTGAGGATATTTATTTCGATGAAGATGCTGCAAATAGGTTTTTAAAGTTTAGTTCAGTATGTAAATACACTAAAGGAGAATTAGCGAAGCAAGGTAAAAGAATTGAATTTACTCCTCAACAAGTTTTTAGATATTGGTGTTTGTTTGGATGGAAGCGGTCAAATGGTACTCGTAGATTTAGAAGAGTTTATTTTGAAGTAGCTCGTAAGAATGGTAAGAGTGAGGAGGCTGCTGTTGTTAGTTTATATTTAACCTTATTCGATAAAGAGGAGGGTGCAGAAGTTTACACAGCGGCTACAACTATGGGGCAAGCTAGGATAGTGCATGATGCGGCTATGGTAATGGCTAGAAAATTAAAAACAGATTCACCTAAATACGATTCAAAGATTAATTTAACTGGTGGGGGGCGTACTGCTGGTAATATTTCAATGGTAGAAACAAATAGTAAATGTGAGCCTTTACCAGCGAATGACGATAAATTAGATGGAAGGAACCCGCATGGCTGTATAATAGATGAGTATCATGCCCACAAAACAAACGATTTACTAGAGGTTATTCAAACTGGTATGGGTTCTAGGGAGCAGCCAATGTTATTTATTATCACTACTGCTGGATTTGAAAAGCAATACCCTTGTTATTCAGAAGAAAGAAAACTAGCAATAGAAGTTTTACAAGGTGTTAAAAAGGATGATAGTTTGTTTACTGTTATTTATACACTAGATGAAGGTGATGACTGGAAGGATGAAAGCGTGTGGGTAAAGTCTAACCCGAATATAGGAATAACGCCCACTATCGAATACATGAGAGAGCAATGCGAACAGGCAATTAATAAAGGAATAAGTAAAGAGGTACAATTTAAAACAAAGAACCTAAACATCTGGACTGATAGTTCTATGGCATGGATTAGTGATGATGTTTGGATGAAATGTAGTGGAGAAATGCCAGATTTGAAAGGTCGTGAGTGTTATGCTGGTTTGGATTTAGCCGCTGTAAGTGATATGAATGCTTTTGTGTTGCTTTTTCCACCTAGAAATGAAGATGAAAAGACGTTTATTCTACCTTTTTTCTGGATTCCAAAGAATACTATTGAACGTAAAAATGAGATAGGTAATTATAAGCAATGGCAAAGGGATGGATTTATTAGAGAAGCTGGTGAAGATGTAGTTAACCAACAGGTAATTATTAGAGATATATTAGAAATTGCAAGAGATTATCAAATAAAATCATTTGCTTTTGATAGGTATTTAGCTTACAATGGAATAATACAGGAGTTGTTAGCTAATGAGTTAAGTGGTTATGAGTTTGGGCAAGGCTATCGATCAATGTCGCAACCAACAAAAGAGTTAGAAGGATTGGTTTTAGGTGCTAGATTAAATCATGGTAACAACCCTGTTTTAAGATGGCAATGTGGTAATATAGAAATAAGCATCGACCCAGCAGATAATATTAAGATGGATAAGGGTAAAAGTAGGGAGAAAATTGATGGAATGGTGGCACTCGTTATGGCTTTAGGATGCTGGAAAGCATTTGATGAAGACGTTAATACCTCAATATACGATGAAAGAGGGTTAAGAAGTTTATAAAATAAGCATTAAATTTATTTGTTTGCATTGTTTTTTTGATTAATTTTGTTAAATTAACTCAATTATTAACAACCCTATAAAGTTATAGGGTACAAATATTAAACAATATGCCAAACTTAGTAGAGCAAGCACCGAATATAGCGGCTTGTACTCCATCGGATGCAACAGTATTTACACAACAAACAGCTTTATTTATAGGTGTTGGAGGTACTGTTGTTGTAAAAGGGTGGGGCGATACAGCTTCAACAACTTTTTTGAATGTGCCTAGCGGTACTTTTATGCCTATACAGGTAAGACAAGTTCTTGCTACTGGTACAACAGCAACAAATATTCTATTACTTACAAACGAGTAAGGCATGGGTAGTATATTAAAATTATCTAATGTTATCGGTGGTACTGGTGCCGTATCATTTAGTAACAATTATTCTGTTTTACTAGATGGTGTTGATGAATATATTAATATAGATTCAGTACAAACTGCTTTAGCTAGTACAACAGTTGGTACTTGGAGTTGTTGGATTAAGCCAGTAGATGCAACACCAACGGCTCTAGAAGTACCTTTATCTTTCGGTGATATTAATGCCGCTACATTTTTAGCATTAAGAATAGAAACTGACGGTAAACTTGGGGCTCAAGTTTTTGAGTCAGCAGCAACAAAATGGCTTTTAAGAACTGATGCACAAGCCATGTCAGATAACACTTGGCATCATGTTTCATTAGTTCAAGATGGAGCTTCTCCAGTGCTTTATGTTGATGGTGTGGCTGTTGCTCAAACATTTGCAACAACTATAGATAAAACAAAGTGGCACAACACTACTGGTTTAGATAGCGGCAGGATAGGTAGTTTGGATTATAATAGTCTTGGAAATGCTTTCTTTTTTAATGGTAATGTAGATGAAGTTTTATTTATAAACAGAGCCTTAAACGCTACGCAAGTTGCAGATATTTATAATAGTGGTATTCCAAAAGATGAAAGTGCAATAGCAAATGGAGTTTCTTACTTTAGAATTGACGGTGACACCGTAAGCACCGCGACTGATTCAATCGGAAGTAATAATGGAACTTATGTAAATGTAGAACAAGCAGATATTGAACTAGATACACCTTAATTATGAATGAATATTACATACTATCAAAAGGGCAATTAAATCTATTAGAAAATAGTGATGTTGTCGAAAACTTAAACACCGTTAGATATAGTTTAAATGGGAATAATTTTGTTTGTAAAACTAAAGCTGGTGTTACAAGTCCAGCCTTTATGAATCCAAACGCTGTTTATACTCATGCTGAAATATTAGTGGAGTTAGCTAAGCCAGGATGGGCAAACAATGAAGTGTTATGAAAAACTGGCTTGATACACTAGAAGAACATATAGTTAAATGGCTTATAGGCGTATTTTTAACCAGTATCGGTGTTGCTGTAACCTTTTACTTTAATGCTTCGCATACGATGGCACAAAACACCGTAAGAATTGAAGAGGTAAAGCAAGAAGTTAAGAAGATAAACAACACCCCAGAATTAAACACTTTAAAGATCAACCAATTATCAACAGAATTATTAGACCAGAAAGGAATATTAAAAGACTTTCAGGCACAATATAATAGAGATAAAGAAATTATTATACAGTTATTATTAGATATTAAAAAGGATGGAAGTAATAATAGATAGATTAAATTATTCAGATAAACAAGTAGAGGGTTTATTAACTATTTACGATGGTGAAGAGAAGGTTTTTAATTGCTGGACTTTGGAGCTTCCAGATTTAGATAACCAGCCTAGAATAAGTTGCATACCTAAAGGAGAATATAATGTAGTTAAAAGGTTTTCACCTAAATATAAATATCACTTTCATATATTAGAAGTGCCTAATCGTTCATACATACTTATTCATCAGGCTAATTTCGTAAGTCAACTAAGAGGGTGTATCGCTATTGGTAAAACTTTGAAAGATATTAATAACGATGGTCTTAAAGATGTTACAAGCTCGGTTATGACTAAAAATAAATTATTAAAAATATTACCAAATAAATTTACATTAACAATTAAATAATGAAAGCACAAGAAATTATATTAGACGTATTAGGATTAGCACTATTCATATTTTCAATTTATGGATTTTATTTTATGGATGTAAGTTTGTTAGAAAGTACAGCCGTTGGTTGTGGTGGTTTAGCTTTATTTGTTTTAAAAACAAGTGCTGTAAGAACCTACATTGAGGACTTTATTAAGAAGAAGTTGGGTAAATGAAAGACCTAAAAACTTTGTTAATAATATCTTTAGCCTTAGTAATTGTATTCTTATTCACTTGTAACAAGCCAGTTGTAAGGAATAATACAACCGTAAAAGTACTAACGCGAACCGATAGTATATTTGTAACAGATACAATAGTACAAACTATCCATGTACCACTCAAAGAAGTTCAATACATCTATTCTAATATAGATTTAAACGACACTAACGAGTTTAAAACTGGTTTACATACATTTTACTACAGACAAAAAGATAGTTTATTAGACGCTTCTATATTGGTTAAGGCAAACGAACGACCAGAAAAAGTTAGTTTAGAGTATGATATTAAACAGTTTTTAATACATGATTCTATTTATGTTAGAGATTCTACACACGTAAAAGAAGAAATAAAGAAAAGTTTTTTAAGTGCTGGAGCTACTGTCATTGGTAATAGTAGTTACTTTGGTTTTGCTCCACAATTAACTTATTCACACAAAAAAGGTAACAATTATTCACTAGGATATGATATTGTTAATGGCAATATTCACTTAGGATTTACTAAAAAGTTGCGTTTTAAATAAATTTAGTTATATTTGTTAAACTAAATTCTAATTATGGCAAATAAAGAGATTGTTCTCAAACCTGATGAAATTAAAATGTTTAATTTTAAAGAGGGTAAAAGCAGAAACAGATATAGCTTAACAGAAGATGAACTAAGAATAGTATATAAGCATAGGGGGTTTGATGACCTTATGATTAATGAGTGCTTAGAAAAAGGCATAAGTCCAAACAAGGTTAGGCATTATTGGTATAAATCAGAACATTTTTCTTTAAACATAAAAGAAGATGAAGAAGAAAAAAACACTTTTAGAGAAGATTTAATAAACGATTTAAAAGAGTATTCTCCAAAGTTCCCAAAAATAAAAAGAAGCAAATCGAAAGATTCTCATTGCTTAGTAATAGACCCAGCAGATATACATATTGGCAAATTGGCTACATCTTTTGAAACTGGAGAAGATTACAACTCACAAATAGCAGTCCAAAGAGTAAAAGAGGGTGTACAAGGTATTTTGGATAAGTCAATCGGTTTTAATATTGATAAGATAATATTTATAGGTGGTAATGATATTTTGCATATTGATACACCAAAAAGACAAACAACCAGCGGCACACCACAAGATACAGATAAGATGTGGTATGAGAACTTTTTAATAGCCAAAGAATTATATGTTGATGTATTAGAAATGTTAATTAGCATTGCAGATGTTGAGTTTATATTTAATCCAAGTAACCACGATTACACAAATGGATTCTTTTTAGCAGATGTTATTCAAACGTATTTTAGACAATGTAAAAATATTACTTTTGATTGCTCAATAGCACATAGAAAATACACTACTTATGGTAATAGTTTAATCGGAACTACTCATGGTGATGGTGCAAAGCAACAAGATTTAGGAAGTCTAATGAGCATTGAAGCTAAACAACACTGGGCAACTTCTGAACATAGATATTTTTATACACACCACGTACATCACAAAACGGCTAAAGACTTTATCAATATAACGGTAGAAAGTTTAAGAAGTCCAAGCGGTGCAGATAGTTGGCACGATAGAAATGGTTATAAAGGAGCACCAAAGGCAGTAGAGGGCTTTATACATAGTAAAACCAATGGACAAATTGCACGATTAACACATATATTTTAATGGATAACAAACAAAAATATTTAAAGGGTGAAACACCTAGTTATTATGTAGGTAAGTATAAAGGCATAAAGGCAATAGATGTAATATTTGACTTTGAATTAAGCCATTGTAAGGCATCTGCTTTAGAATATATACTAAGAAGCGGTAAGAAAGATGATGAAATTCAAGATATAAGCAAAGCAATTAATCATTTGCAAATGTATTTAAACCATTTAAAAGATGTTGAAAAATAAAGTTAAAGGAATTTTCTTATCACTAGCTGGAGAGAGTGTAAAAATTTCTTATATTTGTACTTTAGTAAATGAAAGTGAAGCTAAAGTAATGAAGATAATAAACGAGTTAGAAAAAGAGGGTTTTATAAAATGATA